ACCAGTCAGAACTTTTTTAGGGAACCTAGGCATCAAAGAACCAGTGTCCTTCCAATACGCAGTTCGCTCAAACTTCTCAGTCAGATACTTGACCTCTTCGTCGTCATACTCCAAACCAACAAGAGCATCCTTTAGTGGAATAGTAGTTTCAGAACGTGCGGGGAATAAGTGATTCATTGTCAAGAAATGTAGACCAACCTCGTCAGCAACATCTTGACGCACGGCAATAAAGATTACACGAGAACGAGTTTGCGATACACCATAGTAACGAGCATCTAGTACTTCGGACACAACCTCGTAACCAATATTCTCAAACTCATTCAGAATACGTGCGTAGTATTCCTTAGCCTCACCAATAGTAAGACCTTTAACATTCTCAGCAATAATAACCTTGGGACGAATATCGTTGGCGACACGAAGGAACTCGAAGAACAGGTCTTCAATATTCTCTACCTTCTTACCATCAGAGTAATTTTTAGTTTGACCCCACCCGTCAGAATGTTTACCATCCGAAGAGTGAGAGAGTTTCCCTGCGACAGAGAATGCTGAACACGGGGGTGACCCGTCAAGAATATCCAGTTCACCTTTCTTGAGACCGATAAGGTCTAGAAAGTCTTGGCCAGACAATTCTTTGATATCGTTGGGGACGATAGGAGTGGTAGGATAGTTATCTTTGTAGGTGTTACGCGCCTCTTCAACGAACTCATTGATAGCGAGGATATCACCACCGGCAAGACGATAACCAGTGGATGAACCGCCACCCCCCGCAAAGGTGGAGACTACGTTAAATTTCTTCTGAGATGCTGCGTCGTACACATCTTGTAATGTATAGGGGGTGTAATTCATAATATACCTTCAGTTGTATACTGCATTATACAGTATTTAGCGTAGTATGTCAACTAGAATATAGCGCATACAACTATTCAATTCATGTAGGTATTATACATGGCTATGAAGGGGTTGTCAATCAATTATTGCGAAAAACTTGTGACGTGTCCAAGGTTCATTAATATGAGTCTCATTATAACCGTGGTGGTCTTGAGTAACTAACAACCTTTTAGAGATGACCTGAGTGGTAGGAGTGAGGATACCTGTACCATTCTTGTCAAACATATTGAACGGTTCCCCAATGTCACGACAAAAGGTCAAGGTATCACACCCATGCCATGGATGTATAGCAGTAGCAGATAACCCCAGATAGTTTACGTCAGGTAGTGCCAGATGAGACGTGGTGTACGTTCTAAACAATCTCTGTAGGGTACAATATGGGCCGCAGTTGATAGGGAAATTATTAGTAACCAGCATATGATTTGCCCAGTGAGCAAACCGTCTATCTAAGGAATACATTCCCATAAACAAACCTATGTTAGCATAAAGCATATTATCCGACGCCTTCGCAAGAGATTTAAACACCTCGTATCGCTCAGGAATCAGATAGGTATCATGTTCTATAACCCAAAACTTCTCGCCAGACTCTGCTTGTTGCCTCATGAGTTCCCAATGAGAACACATTCCTGCCTTCTCGGTAGGAGAGTGGTCATCCTTCGAGTTACCAGAATGTAAGTCGAGTGTCATGAGACTAGACTTCCAGTTGTAAAGGTCTACATGTTCTTGAAACGTATCAGACTCGGGAGTGATAGCATCAAATACTTCTATACCATCAATAAAACCATCATCAATAGCACATTGAAAAGACTTCCGAGAAATTTCAGCATACTCTTCGGACTTCTCATTACCCTTGATTACTATCTGTCTTATTTTCAAGAAATTCTCCTTTTAATAAACTCTTCTTGATTACCACTTCTTAACCTACAATGGACAAACTTAGTAGTCGGAGTTCTCATATCATTCCAGATTTCTGAAGCATTATCGAACCTTCGTACACTATCTGTCCACATATGACCATTCCAATCCTGACTTAACAATTGTATGTCAGCATTATTCTTATATAACATATACTGGAGGTACGGTTGGGCGGTTAGGTAATATTCGTCGGCTATTCTATTTTCAAATTCATTTATCCTAGGAGCCTTATCCTTCATCCACGCTACGTATTCAGGTAGGTCAAACCAGTCCCTTGCCTTCTCTCTGATTTGTTTTGAATACAAGACAACTCCACTATTAAATAATACGTCAACAACGGCAACTTCTGCTAGCCACTCGTTCAGTTTCTTTAGTTTGTGCGGAGGAATTCTATCATGAAAGGTTTCTTCGACTACTCCAACATCACCGGTAAGTTCATCAAATATATTATCAGTCAGACCCTTGATAGGAAGGATATCAACGTCTGCGTAAAGAATTTTGTCGTATTGGTCAAACCGAGGATCGAGTAAGGGTTTCAGTGAACCGAAGTACACGTCATTATTTTGGATATGATTGCCGGTGGTGTATTGGTATTGAGTTTGTAGGAAATCGGTATTATGCTCGAACATATATTCCACACCGATAGTCCTAGCATATTCCGACATAACATGAACACCAGCATCTACCGCCGGAGTGATGTCACCATCGAAATATTGATATATGAGATTCATTCATCAGTTTCCATAATTAAAAAAAAGGGAGACATTACTGTCCCCCTTATTTAGTTAAGCAAGTAAGGCAAGACAATACATAATGGTATAGCCACTAAGTATTGCAGCACAGATAACACCGATTTGGTCAATACGACTGTTATACGATTTTCTCTTCTGCATTTTTTGTTTCCTCGTTAGAATTGATTGATATCTTACGAGGCTTCTGACTATCAGGTATTACGACTTCCAATTTTATGGCAAGTAACCCATTCCTGAAATCAGCTCCAGTTACTTCAACATACTCCGACAGACGGAATTGTTTCTCAAACTTTTTAGTTGAGATACCCTTGTGAATATATTCCCTACCACGGTCTTCATGCTTACCTCGAACGGTAAGAGTGCGGTTCTGTATTACGATATCGATTTCATCTTCACCGAAACCGGCACATGCTAATTCGATAAGGTAATTGTTACCCCCAGTAGTAATAATATTATGTGGGGGGAAGTTATCGCCCGAGTTGCGTGAGACGCGGTCTAGGTCTTGAAACATAGAATCGAATCCTACGAATGCTGAGCGAGGGAATAGTGATTTTGTTGCTGTGTTAGTCATGTATGACTCCTTAATTAAAAGCAAGTAAAATAGGATACCCGAACCATTCGGCATATCCTGAGTCGCTATTTATACAAATAACAACCTTAGTAGTATTTCGACGGACAAGGGTCGCCTTCAACTCCAAAGGAGAAGGAGACTCGTGATTCTCGTGGAATTACTTGATGGTGTGTACCTCGTGGGAGATACACGTACATACCCGGCTTAAAGTCAAAAGGTTCATTATCATTGACACCTTCTACTTTTAAACCGACAGTGCTGATTACTTGGACGAGAAAAACGTCCATAGAATCTTTATGCCATGGGTATGATCCACTCGCACGACCGAATCCACTAAACGCAATGTTAGTGATTTTATCAGCGTGTAAGGTGAATACTTCTTGCATCTCTTCATAAATGTTCTTAGCAAACTCCGGAGCACTTCCGCGAGAATGAAACGAATTTAATCCAATACGCATTTTATCTGAGTTTCGATCATAGAGATCGTTTGGGTGAGAGTCCATCATCTTCATGAACTCATTCCAGCTGTAGGTATCTTCCAGATTAAACGGAAGACTGCCCACAAGTGGAATTTTATTTTTTATATTGTCGTCACGGTCTTCAAAAATATCATAACAATCTGACATGATTCAGGTATTCCAAATAATTTAATTATTACCAATATTGTACTTAGGCTGTAATGTCCAGTTAGCTTTATCTTGGTACGATATAATTTTAATTTGTCGCATCGGAGCACAGTCTTTAGCAACTTCTTTATTTACTATAGCAACAAGACCCCAGTCCTGTAATAAAGTTGCTATGGTATTGCGACGTTCAACATCGCCTTCCTCTAGATTACTTTTCTTCCCATCCAATAAAAACAGTTCTTTAAAATGAACTATGAAATATCTACCTTGCTTATGAAGGATGTGGCATGATTGGAACAGTGTATTGTCGCGACGGGATGCGACACCTATTCGAGTCAAAGTTTCTCTAACTTTAAGGAAGTCATCTGGTTCAGCCAATGTTATTTCTAACATCATATCTAAGTTCCATTTAACGAGATTTTTCTCTTCCACCTTTATACACCTTATTTTTTATTACGCTGATTTGTTCATCAGACAATAGCGATAGAGCCTGCCTGGCCTTGTCGTTACTGTATCCATAATATTCTTTAATTAATTGAATGGCATCAGTATGACTTGCTTTATTCCACTTGGAAAATCTTTTTCTTTTCCTAACAATATTTATAAGAAAGTCATTCTGTAAACGCGCGCTAATATGATGTAATCTATTCATTTCGTTAGCCAGTAATATAGTATCTTAGAAGTAAGACAGAGACCTATTAATTAAATAGCTATTATAATATTTATTGTTGTCGGGGTTATCCACCAACAAATTCTTCTTGGTGTCATTAATACTTTTTACGAAGTCGAACGGACTTAATTTAGATTCTGTCATCTAGTTTACACCACCCTCTTTTAAAGTCTATTTCGTACAACGTATGGATTCTAGCAATCTGTTCTTCACTCATGAGACCATTATATACTTTCATGGTACTAGCATTGTCATGAATATTTAGACTCTTCTCAGGCAACTTCAAATCAGATGCCTCGTTTATCAATACTAGTAATCTATCTAGTTCACTGATATGTACGACAATATCGTAGTCTTCCGGAGAACCCATATACCATGACTGCGTGTAGAAGTGATTATTTTTAACAGAACCATCTTCTATAGAGGTAATAACTTTTCCAATGTCCATATCCAAGGGAGGAAGTTCATTACCACGACCACTACGAATGTGTCGGGCGCGGTTCGCTACGATGTACTCACACGCAGATTTGAATCTATCAATTGGGTCTCTTCGCACCGCAAGTCTGAAACTATCCTTACGGAAGGGAATATCAAATTGATTTCCTTCTCTGCGGACTTTTTCCAGTCTACCTGAGCGGCCGATGTATTCGTCATGTCCTCTATGAAGTCTATACAACTCCTTCAGAGTAGACATACCGTTCTTGGGGCAAAGTCTCACGTCAACGTTATTAGGAAAATATAATACGTTATCTGCGGGAGACATTTCATATAGTGAAGTATTAGACATTATGCTTTTATTTCCACGTTGGCCATTACCTCCGTGAGGCAGGCAACTAGGTTAAGTTCGTGATCTTGAACAAACGCATTTTTATATTGGTAGTCGCCGAGAATCAACACTAATTGTGGAATACTATTGGGCGCAACATAATCATACATTTTATCGTATATGCCACGGAAAATCGCAGCAGGCTCTATATCTATATTATTTACGACCCAAGAACGCATACTTTTAAAGTTTTTATCTCGAATAGACTTGAACAACGCAGTATATGGGTCAGAGACTTCCGCAGCTGCTGTTAGCGGGATGTTCAGAGTGCCGGAGATAGAACCACGCTGCATCTCATTGATGACCCGACGCCAGTCAGGAGCGTGCCGCATGATGAGGTTCGCGATTACGTTATTATCCGCCTGAACGTTCTCTTCTTTAAGAATCTGCTGTGCGCGAGTCATAAACTGACCACACAATTGAACCTTAATTTGCTTGTTAAAGTTGAACTGGTATTTGGAACATC